GCAGGTTCAATACGGCAGATACGAATCGGCTTGGTGAAGTTGGAATTGGAATAATCCGGACCATTGGAACCCGGTTCAGCCTGCCAGACAAAGTTAGCACCCGGGCGAGCCTGCTTGGAAATTACTTCAGGATCATTCGGTCCATAGTAAGAATACGGATTAATCGGCGGAATCGGTTCGCCAGTTTCATCATCGACTGCATCGGTAGTATTGACACACTTATCGATAAGTTCCTTAATCTGCTTACCGTACTTGAAGCGGAATACCTGGCCCTGAGTTTCAGGAGCGTTTTCGTTTTCGATAATCAAAATGTTACAAATATACTGAGGACGAGCGGTAGCGAGCTTATGCTTGGAATAGCCCTTGTCTTCGTTCTTGTACTTTTCATACATCTTCTGGTTATATTCACAAACCGGGCAACGAAGAGACTTACCTTCTGCATCCTTGAACTGCTTGCGACACGGAACGGAATAAGACTTACCGTTGGTCTGCTTGAGCCAGTGATCGCGAGATTCTTCGACGAATGCGGTATCTTCGGCTTCTACAGGCGGGAGGAAGCGGAGGGTAATCTTGAACTTACCTTCCTTGTTGTACGTTGGCTTGAAAAGTCCATCAATTTCGGTGAAGCCCTGTCTCTGTTCACCACCGTTGTCATTCTTCTGGTATGACGCGATGAGACTATCAAGATTCTTTCTAATTGGCATTGTTTACCTCATTTTTAAATTTTAAAATCAATTTAGACACCGTTATAAATCTCTTATACTCGATGTCCTTGACCTTTTGAATATCGACTTCGAACTTCTTGGCCTCAAGGCCTTTGATGAAGAATACCGGGCTAATCTTATGTTCTTGACACAGATAGTAGGCGTTATTCTTGTATTCGTTATCTAATCCAAATAGTGTAAAACGTTTATCTGAAAATTCATTAAGACCAGAATTCTTTTCTTTAACTAGATTGTTAATAAAGTTAGTCTGCTCTATAATTTCATTTCTGTTCGTAAATATAGCAAATTTTTGCAGGCATGATGCTCTGTTACAGTCCTTTAATTCTGGAAATTTTCCTTCTATTAAGGCTTTTACGAGGACTTCCATTGCCCATGTCTGAATAGTCATGACACCACAACGGAATTCGTTGGCCAGGTTAATAGCATAGTTGGACATGTACTGGACATGGTTATTGTCTGCTATGAATTCAGAGATGAGGAGATCTTCCGTGTTGGTCTCGAGGAGATCACGCACCGTGGAAGTATTAAATCTCTTCATGCCCCAAATTTTCTTAAGACGCTTATAAAGCGAATAAATTTGAAATTTATCGTACATTAGCTAAAGAACTCGCTTAAGTCGTTTCTTTTATTAAGTTTATATTTTTCTTTAAGACCATTCATGAGAGAATAGTAATTCATTTCGTCAAGACACTTGATGGCCGGAGTTGGTTCAAGCCAGTCATCTACAAGGAATCCAACGCTATCAATAATCTTGATTTTGTTTTCCTTGTGGAGCTTATATAATATGTTATTGAACTTATTATATTCGGCTGATTCGTTCTTGAGAACTTTATTAAGGAATTTCGGTAAACGGGTTTCTTCATCTATATCATCGAAATCAATTCCCTGAGTCTTAAAGAATTTATATAGCTGTTCCTTCGTTTCGAATACTTCTGTACCGTCGTTACACTCAAGCGAACCATCGCATGCTTTGTATTCTATATCTTCATCCATAAAAACTCCATTAAGTAAAATCGTTAAAGTCAACTTCATTAGTTGCAGATGTATCAGGTATTTCCGCGGCAGGTTCCATGATGTCATGTGCCGTCGTCTGTTCACTGTAGCTGAGATCCTGAAGTCTTTGTTTTTCAATATCGACACCAATCGTTGTTACGGTAGGACCGTTAATACCATAACGCGTCTTAACCAATGCAACCTTGTACATACCGCCAGCCTTCAATTCAGGCGGTTGCGTAATAGCGAAAATGGCGTCAGCCTTGGTAACCTGGTCGAACGAACTTGCAACGTCATCGAGGCCAATGTCTGCGGAACCGTAACCGCCACGGTTTACCTGTGCACCAGTAAGTAACGGGAAGTGGTACGTAGTCGCAATAGCACGCATCTGCATAGCAACAAGCATGAGACGCGTATTGTCATTCATGTCCTTACCAGGTTTGCCGTTAGGAACCATACAACCGATATAGTCCACGATAACGACTTCAGGTACGAACTTGTTCTTCTCCTTGAGTTCCTTGATGTATGCATTAATCATCATAGGGTTGGTGGAGAATTCAGGATAATGACGAATCATTAACTTACCGTTCATGCAGCGCTGCTTCATCATGTTGAATCGCTTCATGAACGCTTCCTTTGTCATTGTCTTAAGTTCTGTCTGCGTAAGATCCATTAAGTTCTGGGCGATACGCTGATAGATTTTAAGTTCGGAATCTTCCATCGTAATATAAAGGACTCGCTTGTTCATCAGCAACAGGCTTGCCGCTACTGAACAGAATGAAAGGGTCTTACCAACGTTAGTAGGTGCGAGGAAGATAGTCATTGAGTCTTCATGTAGACCGCCGCCGATCATGTCATCCATGGTCTTAACACCCATTGGATAAATCTTTTCGTTGGCAACGATGCCTTCATAAAGGAAATTCGGATTCTCAAGGAAGTCAATACCTAAATTGGTATCGAATGAAAAAGACTCTGCCATGGCCATGTCATCGGCAAAGCTTGTATTCTTTAAACCTGTCCTTGCATATTCTTGAGCACCATCAGTGACAATCTTAACAAGGCGGCGTCTTACGAATTCTTCAATAACGTTAATGGTGAAATCGGTAGTTACCTGGTCGTCAGGGATCGCCATACAGGTTTCGAATTCCGCGACGCTTCGCGGATCTGTTAAGAGCATTTTCATCTCTATTGCATTGGGGCGTTCACCGTAATCTCCGCGATACTTCATGATAGCGCGGGCAATATACTTATGGTCAGGATCGAAAAACCATGTATCGTTTAAAACCGGAATGACTTTAGATGCTATGCTTGGATTTGCATAAATTGCTTTAATAATTATCTGTTCAAATTCTCTATCTGTCATTGTAGAATTAAATATAGAAAAAGAGCATCATGGTGATGCTCTTTATATATAGAAAAATCTGAACTTTGGTAAATTTTAGAATGCACCGAAGGCAAGTTCCTTCCAGTTCGGAAGATTTGCATAACGGAATTTATAAACATTCTGGAAAAGTCGGAAGGAGATTCGCTGACCAGCAACGCGAGGATCCTTGAGGAAGGTATCGGAGCTGATGTAGTTGAAGACTTCCTGCTTGAGTTCAGGATTGGTAATGTCACGGCCACGGGTATCAAACACTTCAACATGCGGGAGCATTGTCTGAATTCGAAGGATCACGTCCTTAGCGAGCAAGTTGATGTCCACGCTGGCGCAACGGCCAATCACTGCACCACCCGGGTCACGTGCTGCAATTTCCTGCTTATCCAGGTTAGAGATGAAAATACATGCACCCTTGAACTGGAAGTAATTCGGAGTTCCAACTTTTCCCTTATGCTGTGCAGACCAAGCGGCGAGACGTTCTTCGATTTCTTCATGAGTTTCACAACCGAACGTATCAACCATGTCAGCACCCTTGGTGTTCCAGCTGATTTCACGAACCTTACCGGAATCGAGTGCGCCCTTAAGAATATTAATACCGTCTGCCGTATCGAATACAGAGTCACAGTCATCGAACACAACAATCTTGTCGTAATTGTCGTAGAGGAACTTGAACATAGCAGAGTTGCTTGTCTTACCCTTCATGATAACGTAATCCTTACCCTTAGTACCATAGGCAGAAAGAATTCGGTTAACGTTATAAGACTTACCGACACCGCCTTGGCCGGTAATCAATAAAGCAGGAGTAATACCACGGGCAACCATGACCACATAAGAATTAAGTTTTTCGAACACCGGGAACGGATCGGCAATAAGAGTCTGTGCTAGCTCGTCGTCATTCTTAACTGCAGAAGGATCCGGAGCAACTTCTTCCTTGGAACCAGGGATTTCGACAGTATCGATAGTACCAGATTCTTCGGTTTCTTCACATTCTTCCGGATAGGAATCCTGGAGTTCAGCGCGAGTTTCCTTGGTAGCGACAGCAGGAAGCTTGTCAGCTTTCTGTTTCTTAACCATGGAAGCGCAGGCTTTCTTGATAAACGCGAGATTCGGCTTGACACACTGATCAGCAATATAAGAGATTACGTCTTCGCTGTCCATGTCGAAGGAATATACGAGCTTACGGATAGCTTCGAGCAAATCATATTCTGCCGTACCATCCGGAAGGATAATAACCGTACGACGGTCACTTGAGATGTGGCCGTTGACTTCTTCATCTACAGAATTATCCATCTTGTTGAGCATCGGTAATATCCCGCTGATAGTTTTACGTTCACGTTTTACTCGGTTCGTAATAACCAGTTCTTTATCTGGTGTCTTGTCGAAGCCGAATTTTTCCCACTTGCTGAATGAGAAAGGCTTTCCATCCTTGAAGTTCATTCGCAAGCCTGAAGTACCGGAGATAAACAGAGGGCCAATAAAAGTTCCGAACTTGTTACGGAATTTCTGTGTATCTACGTAGACATACGTTTTATCATTAGTCTTGTCGTAGAGATCCATGAAACTCTTCGCGAAAGCAATCGGTTCAATCGGTGTGTCTTTCTCTTTCGTAGCTTCAGTTAATAATGTAGCAAATAGTCCCATCTTTGTCAACCTCTTAAAAGTGCATTTTATGTATTTCCATATATTTCGTTATATACAGTCTTGCCATGCGCTTGATAAAATTCTGCATCTGCACACAGTTAATCCTGCTGTTACCGCAATAGCCCTTGGGGTTTTCTTTTATATATTCAAGGAAATCATCTGCGCCGCGATCCTTAATCTGATTCAGGAATACGAGCCTGCATGCCGTGGTATTCGGCGTGGTGAAGATCTTTACCCTGCTGTAACGTGTCGGATTGAACAATGCATCGTATGTAATCTTGAACGCAGTATCTAAGTCATCGACATAATCCTTTTTCCTTTTCTCTATATAAGAAGCCGGAGCAACACTGTCGCGCTGCTTCTTATCGTTGAATTCCTGAACAATGTCCGGGCGATGCCATTCGCACTTGCGGATAATCTCGTTATAGTACTCATAGGCCGGTAACGTGTTGTAATGTTCCGGGTCTATTTCGAGTTCGCTGTACATGCGATCGCCAAGTTTAGACTGTATAAAAGATACTAATTCGTCGTTCATAATGTTATTATATTTATAAAATAAAAACCCTCGGTGTTCCCGAGGGCCGTTAAAATCTACTCTAGCGGAAACTCGTCCCGCGGAATCTTCTTCTTCAATCGCCTCAACGCCTTGTTCTTTATCTGTCGCACTCTTTCCCTTGAATATCCCGTAAGATCGCCGACATCTCCCAATGTATAATCCTTACCGTTAGTGCCGAAGAATAAATTCAGAATATCGTTTTCTTTCGTCGTTGTATTGGTCAGTACATACTGCTTGAGCAACTTGTTACGGTTGGTAACCAAATACTTCTGCTGTGCGTTAGACTTCTGGTCAGGCACAATATCATTCAGCGTATGATCTGTTTCCATGTTCATCCCGTGTTCACGCATAGTTACAGGTGTTTCCAATGAAACCGGTTCGAACGCATTCTGGATAAGTTTCATCGTATCTAGTTCCGTCTTATTCTTCACCAGGTCTTCAAGTGGTAACCCTGTCTCACGCATCTGACGCTGGAGCTCGAAGTAACGGTACTGCTGGTTGGACGGGATATGAATGAGTCTTCCCTTGCCGATAATAAATGCCAGCATGCTTTGGCGGATCCACCATACCGCGTATGAAATGAACCTGATGTTACGCGAGGCATCGTATGTATTGATTGCATGGTACATGCCGGCCATGCCTTCGTTAACAAGATCTGTAAGACTGTAGTTTTTGCCGGTATATTTCTTAGCACATGAGACAACAAATAATAAATGACTTTTAGCTATCTTCTTGACTGCTGCTTCTCTGATGAGTTTATCCTTTGTTGTCTTGATAATCGAAAAACACGCCGCTTCTTCTTTATCTGTCATATGGCGGGCATTTCGAATATCTTTCATGAACTGTTCAAATAGATATTCCATAATTATTTCTCCGGCTTTCGCTTCTGTCTTTTTACGTGAAGCTTATTACGGACAGGAAGAACACAGCTGGTTGTATGTGTCACAAACAGGTTAAATATTGTTTTGCTATGCTCTTCTGTCCATAAACTTTTAATCATATTTTTTAATATAGCATACGTTTTTTGTTTTGTAAACCCCTTTGGTCATATAAAAAACCCCATGTGACCGAAATCACATGGGGCCAAACCAACTACTCATCGTAGCAAAGGAGTCGTAACAATATGGCAAACAATCACGACCTTTATAATATAGCAAATAATTTTTCTTTCGTAAACCCCCTGGAGGCAAAAAAATTATACTGCCACAGGGAACTTAATAGCCGGATGACTCTGGTAATCCTTCAATTCGAAATCAGTATATTTCCAGTCCCAGATAGTCCAGTTAGGATCGTCCGCGTTGAGGATCTCAACTGACGGAGGTGTCATAGGCTCGCGAGTCAACTGTTCCCTTACGCCATCAAGCTGGTTGACATAGATGTGGGAATCTGCGAAGAAACCGATAACCTTACCTGGCTTCATCTTTACCTGCTTGCAGATCAATGTAAGCAACATGGCATAAGATGCCAGGTCATATGGAACTCCGAGAGGAAAATCAGAACTACGCTGATTCCAAAGCAAATCCACGTAACCGTCATTAGACAGTAACTGGAAACAGTAGTGACAAGGAGGCAAAGCCATTTCACCTAACTGCTGTGGGTTCCAGGCAGAGACCAGCATACGTCTATCGGTAGGATTGGTCTGTAACGTGTGAATCACGTTCTTCAACTGGTTGATGCCCGAATCATTGAAGTTGTTCCACTGGTAACCGTAGATTTTACCCAGGTCGTTTTCGGCGGCCATCTTCTTTTTGGTTTCTTCGTCGTTACCGTAAGGAACCTTGGCAGGGTTGGCCCACTCATCCCAGATATGGCAGTTACGTTCCTTGAGGAATTCCTTATTGGCGATGCCCTTGATGAACATCTCCAGTTCGGCGCATATATTCTTCAGTCCCATCTTCTTCGTGGTTAACAAAGGGAACTTTCCTGTAGACATATCGAATTCAATCATCGAACCCGAGATTGATAAAGTGTCCACGCCTGTACGGTTATGTTTAATCTTTCCTTCCTTAAGAATTCTATCAAGTATGTCAAGATACTGTTTCATGTTATTTCTCCATATGCTTGATTAGCGCGTCAATGAATCTCTGCGCGATAACGTCATGTGATGCATAGTGATCACCATCATTGACCTTAATCATAAGTTTGTTTAATTTCGATTCCTGGAACTTCTTGATGAAGTCCTCTTGTTCTTCCTGTCTACGGCTGAAGTCATGGGACTGACCGTCATCCTGCATGATATTGAAATCCGTAGTATAGAGAAGGATGAAGATCGTGTTATACAGTTCGTCCCTGTATGAATCTTCCATGATGCGTACGTAGTTAGGGCTATAATTCCTGTAACGTGGCGCATAGATGAGTTCGTCCCAATGCCCGCGGTTAAATACCACGTTGTTCTGGTAAGCCAGCGTCATGAAGTAATCCAGGTACTGAGACTTGGACCAGATAAGAGGATCCTTATCCTTAGGAGGCTTGTCCAGGTGAATCTGTTTATAGCCTTTCAATACGTTATCAATAAAGGTATTCTTTCCAATGCGGTCGATTCCAGTAACTACAAAATTCATTAAGACTGCTCCTTGTAACTGTTATACAATTCAGTAAAGCTTGCATACAGTTCATCTTTGTTCAACGGCGTATCATGTTGTTCAAGGTATGTCTTAAACAATGACATGATATTATTAAGTGTCTCACCCGACAGTTCAACTTCCTCTGTGGTGTCTTCCGCGGGCAGGATATTGATATTGACTGGATATGCCGGTTTCAATTTCTCGAGCTTATCCACGAGTGAATAGATCTTCTTCGTCTGGTCCGAGAGTTCAAAAGGTATCTCCAGGTCAACAACATTACCCGCGATGACAGACAGGTCTACGTCCGGGAAGGTATGCTTGGTGAACTTGATTGACTGCGTATTCTCATGTAACACGTCTTCGTTGGTGTCCAGGTCAAGTATGTGGTAACCCTTGGTATCTCCGCGGTCTATTCTAGTAAGCTGGTATGGCGAGCCGAGATATGTAATGGACTTGTTCTTCTCGTACTTCCTGGTATAGCCGTTATGGTAATGACCCGAATAGACATGATCTATATGGTCGAGGAGCGTGGAAGCCATGAGACCTGAATCCGAAAGACGACCACCCATGTTGAAACCGATAATATCAGCGTGGCAGAAGCAATACTCGTGATGCCCAGGTACTATCTCCTCGAACTTGGAGTAATCAGTAATCCAGGGAAGCATAAGTATGTTATGTCCGTCCAGTGTAATTTCCGTGGGCTTTTCATACACGGTAACATGAGGCATCAGGTCAAGAACCTTCAGGCTGTTTACCTCTGTGGTAGTAGTCATGTACATGTCGTGGTTACCGACTATAACATGTATGTCAAAATCCTTCAGTGTATTCTTGAACAGATCGATGACCACGTTATCTGTCTGAACGTTAACTGCCTGGCGAGTGTCAAAGACGTCGCCGAGTATGAATAGCTTGGTAATACCTGCAGCCTTGAGCTCAGGAACCAGTTGGTCAGTAAAAAACTTTAATTGTGAACGCTGGAAGATAGAATCTGATTTTTTAATTCCAGCATGCAAGTCTGCTATCAATGCTATTTTCATATATGATATAAATGTAGTAAAATATTTACGATGGTCTTATATGGTATATGTTAAACTTCTGAATATTCACAATCTACTAACGATCTACTAACAATGTGAATAATAATGGCGCCCAATTTATTACGGGAAATATATATGCCGAAGGAAAGAGGCATATATTCTAGTTCAATAAATTCGGTGCCATTTTCTTAAATTTTCTGAATTTTCTCATTTTAGCCTTATTTTTTTATATCTTATATTATTTTTATTGCAATATTTTCGGAAGTTTAGGCTTAGCCAATTTTCAGGAATTTGATAAACTTCGTATAATTTTAGGCAATGATTTAATATTTCTTCGTACTGTTCTGTAGCTTTTCGTTTCTTATAATTATGGGTTTTGCCTTTATCTGAACGTTCATTACAAAAGTCTTTTCTATAATAACGAAGAATGTTTTTAGCTATATTTGCATCGCCTTCGGCTATATATCCTATTTCTTCTGTTACTTCAGATTCTGTTAAGCTGGCCAGATAGTCACGATGCGTATCATAAAGGAACTTGGCCGTAGATTCACGTGGCTTGTAGCTATAGCTTTCTTTTATACCAAACGTCTTACACAGTTCAGCATAAAGAACATTTATATTCTTTAACTTCTGAATATTCCATTCATTATAACAACGTCTATAAATGTTGTTACGTACCGCAGATAAAAATGTTTTACCGTTTTCAAATTGCATGGCTATGATACAGC